AATTTCAAGAGAGGTTGGTACGTGTCACCAAAAAATAACCATGCTAGAGACTTTAGATCGTAAGCAGGTAGGTCATTCTTATAATGCTTTGCCATCAAGTAGGTATCATGTATCTCACCCTTGACAGGTATACCTAATCTATTCTCCATGATGTGAAGATCAAAGCCTACGTTGTGCATGACCTTGGGATGAGGGGAAGCCATCAGTTCCTCCAAGGCAATGCGACCTAATATCCCTGACTCTCCATTCCTATCCCTGAAGTCTTGCTTAACCTTGTTACTCAACACACACACCCTATCAATGTCACAGGTGTATCTGTTCTGGTTACTTGTCTCGAAGTCCACTGCATACCAATTCATTATGTCACCTCATTTAGATGTGCGTATTCACCAAAGTGTTCTTTCGCTGCTTTGTTGTAAGCCATAGCTGCGTTCTCTTCAAGGTGGAAAGTTCCCAGATGAGTGTGTACTCCTAGGATTGATATGGTTGCTTCCCATATATGATCTCTCTTGTGCCAACACACCCCCTTATATTGAGAAGACAATGTCTTTCTCTTCCTTGCGTTTTGCAAATTTTGTTGTTGAGTACAGACTCTCAAGTTGTCTCTCCTATTGTCCAACACGTCACCATTTATGTGATCTACCACCAACCCTTGAGAAGTTTTTAGTAGTACACGATGCAGATATGGTCTTGGTCTGCTTGTGCTTCTAACACCCGACACTGTTCCATCACCCCTTCTGTTTTTTGTCCAATGTTTCTGCAATATCAATGGTGCATCCTCTTCATCTATCAATACCACTCCTCCACATACTAATGGTATCTCTGTCATGCTAACTCCTCAACTCATAGTTAAAGAACCCAGCCTCAAACCCCTTGGGTTTCATTTTAATCTTGGCTATCTTGCAAGCCTTGAACAACGCTCGTGCTATGTTAGCCTCACGACCAGGTGAGTGCAGCACATACGCAGGGTGAAGACATGCTATCGTCTTCGCTCCCTCGTAAATTGTCTCGACCTCCATACCTTCTTGCTTAGTAATGAATTTAATTCCTGTCAACATGAGTAAAGCAGAACCACCAAGAATGAGGATCACCTTAGGGTCAACCTCTTGAAGTTCATACTCAAGATATGACCAACAAGATTCATATATCTTTTCTAACTTATCACCCTTAGGTAGTCCACCCTTAGGTGGTCTACACTTAATGACATTCGTTATGTATATCTCTTCACGAGGCACACTTAATTTATTAAAGATGTGATCGAGCAACAAACTAGCATCACCAACAAATGGTCTGTGTGATCTATCACTCTCGAACCCTGGAGCTTCAGCTATTATCATCAGCTTGGCATTCTTATTCCCTTCACCCATGATGCATGGGTTAGCACTCGTACCTAACAATGGACAACCTTTACAATTCATCATGACTTCACCTCAGCTCCACAGCAGGGACAAATTTTCTTTTTACCTATATGCTTGAGGAATTTATGTTCTTTAATACGCCTACCTATCTGAGTTAGTAGTTCAGGGCATGTGAACGACCACTCAGTCAGGTCATTGCCTTCAACCTCTGGTGATATAGTTAAATCATGAACGAACTCAACTACACCTGCTAACTTAACGCTCGCTTGCTCTCCTCCTGCTTCACCTGCTTTGTCCCTATCATAACATATCCACACTGCCTTATCCTTGAACCTAGCAGTGTACTCATCATTCCAGTTACTTGCACCACCTGTCCATGTGACAGCAGGTAGACCAAAGCTTCGAGCACACAACATGTCCCACTCACCCTCAACTAACAACACCCTACGTTCAAGTGCCAAATTCTTTTCGGGGTACAGCCTGACAGCTCCCTTCCCCTTCACATTCAAAGCCTTCTTTCTATGTGACTTCAACCAACCCATACGTCTAATGTTAATACAACAACCGAACTGATCGTAGATAGGAATAGTAAGACGCTTACTCACTGGTTCGTACCCTATCTTAAATTCTTTTAAGACTTGTAGTGATATATTTCTTTCGAATGCAAGCCAGTCTAATGCTTTCTTATTCTTGTGTAAGTTAATTACATAAGCATCAACCTCACTTTCAGGTATAGCATGAACGAGGTCAGCATATGTCTCATGTAAAACTATAGTGTAGTCACGCTCTTCTAACTGTGCTACGAGATCAATTATATCTCTAAAGGAATGACCACACCCATGACAGTAACCCTTACCTGATGGATCAATGTGAAGGGAAGGTGTTTTGTTGTCAGCGTGGAAAGGACAAGTCACGTTCTGACTTATGTCTAACCAAGTTGGGAAGTAGGATGAGATGATCTCTACTGTATCAATCTCACTCTCAATAAATTTAACGAGAGGATCTTTTAATGCCTTCATTGACTGTTCTCCTTGTGTAATTAACAATCCCGTTCGAGGGTCAGGACGGGGTTATAACTATCATCCCAACCCCCATTGAACGGACTCGTTTACTATTTCTTTTTCTTGATTACTTTTCTCTTAACAACTTTCTTCTTAGCAACAGGTTTCTTTTTCTTGGTACTCACCTTTAGGTCATCCCCTGCTTTGTGAGTCTTGCGTGTCTCTTCATCCCTGTCATTACCGAATGCCTTAGCATCTTCACCAAGCCCACGATTAATGAACCAGTTCTGCCATGGTGTACCATCGTCCTTAAGATGACTACCATTAGCTTTAGGTTTTGAGTTAGCACACTTGGCTTCAACTACCTCACCAAGGAGAGAATGAATAAACTTCTCAGCCTCTTCAATGTATGAATCAAGTGACAGATTGAACTCACCATTGTTGTCCATTTTACCAGGCACTACATCACCTAGAACAGCACGTACTGTACGTGCAGACTGAACGACTCCATTAATATCATCAAGATAAGGAGAGAAAGGCCATGCGTTCCTGCCTTTGTCATCACCTTCAAGAATTTTCATCATGATATAATGCTGAGGTCTTCCGTCCTTCTCTTTAATCTTTGACTCAACGATCTGAAGAGTATGATTACCTTCAACGAATGGAGTGTTATCGAATCCACCACCACCAGTCATCTTAACCTTCTGACCTTTGAAGTTCTTTCTTGCTTGTTGTAACAACTTGTTCATTGTACTACCTCCTTATTATAAGTTTTGATATAACTACAATTACTGCAAACACTATAATTTTTACCATCCATTCCATTACTCTACCTCATAGAAACATTTCAGTATTGCTTCAGCTCCCTCCTCTGGGGAATCCCCCCTATCTAATTCATCAGGCAACACACCCCAATGATCTCCTGCCTCGATACCTGCCTCAGCAGTAGTTGTTATCACATGCTTATCACCTTCCCCTTCATCATCGGGTACAATTCCGAAGTGAAGTATTTGATCAGCCAACCCAGCCAAGTATGGTCTGGTCTTACCAGATACATTGAACGTAGCTACAGTCATTGACCCACCACTTACTCTCTTCTCTTGGTAGTAGACGTGCATCAGTATGATGACAGACTTACCAGAACCAGTAAGGATAGCTAACTTCTCTCTGACTTCATCAAAGATGTTGACCCATGCTATACCATGATCTGACATTGAGGGGTTGAGTATGCCCATCTGGACACACACACTATCAGCTATGGTTTGATACATAGCATCACCTGTATCGAGGATGATAGGGTTGTAGTCTGAATCCGCAGCCCACCTGAACCATTCATCTATTTCTTCAAGAGACTGAAGTATCTTACGCTTAACTCCAGTGCCCTCACACACGTCACAGCCCTTCTTATTACCACAGTCACATGTTTCACTCGTACCCTCGATCTCAACTCCACCTGAGCCAGGCTCGAAGAGCATGAAGAATGGATTGACTCCATCAATCCCTAACTTCTCTGCTACAGGACCAAGAGCAGCTGCGGTGGATGTCTTGCCTATCTTAGGTGCACCCTGCCATATTTGAATTGACTTCAAGAAGTCAAACGATGGAGGCATGACTTTAATCTCTACCCCCCCTGGTGCTGTTGATGTGTCACTCTGTTTCTTACTCATTGTGTGTTACCTCCTTTTAGTTATCTTGAAAGAGCAATTTCACCACGCTCGTTTCCTACGATGTGAACTGTTGCTCCTCCCTTAGCATTGATTCTATCTGCTTCTTTAGTACACCACTCATGATGAGAAATGTCACCATAACTAGACCCACGCACTCTAAGATTTGGGTGGTTATAGTGGGTCAGTTCTTTCTTCTTTGTTTGGTATGACATTGTGTGTTACCTCCTTTTAATTTATGTTATTCCTTATCGTCATCTTTCTTTACTATCAGTTCTTCATGTAAGGCTTCTTTCATCTTAAACGATCCTTGACAGGCAGGGGCATTCCATCCGTCTTCATGACCTAACAACTTCTCAGTACATGCGTTGACAAAGGGACATGGCTGACCATACATACCCAGACAGTTAGAGAAGTTCATCTCAGTCTCACCATTAGTGAAACGATTAGTTATCTTTTCTAACTCACCAGTCAATGACGTCAGCATAGATTTATACACTCTCAGTGGTGGTGGTCTGAAGAACATCTTGTCTTGATCTTCCATGTACTTAGTTTGAACTCTTGCTTCGAACGTGGCTAGACTTTCTTTACCACCCATCTTATCTTTCTTACGTCTGAGTTGTGACTTGATTATAAAGTCCCATGCTTTCAAGTCAGGATATTTACCTGTCAATGACTTCACCCCTTCACAGTATATTAATCCTTGTAAATCCATAGGTAGAGCTGTGTAATTGTTAGCATTGGCAGACATGAGGAACTTATTTTCCCACAGGATTATTTTCTTTGTTTCTTTATCCCGTGATAGACGGTCAATCTTTCCTCGATATGTTATATCACCCACCTTGAACTCAAATGGTTCTTCAGTCGTGATGACTTCATATCTATTCTTATCACTGGCATAGACTTGTTTGTATCCAAGACATGCACCCATCAACGCAGCTAACTTAACTCTAAGTGCATCATCTACATCAGGGTCTAATGCACCTGCTTTAGCAATTAATTTTTCTACCCGTTTGATAAGATTCTCTCTCAACATACGATTAGACTTATGGAAATGCTGTAGTGCATAGTGACCTAGCTCACCTTCGATGAAGGGGGCATAAGGTGCAGTTGATTTGATACCTACTCCATTCACCCGATACTGATAGTACTCCATCATGGGGCACTTGAGGAATGTTGATAGGCGTGAGTACGTTACTTCTACTTCTTGTTTTACTTCTACTTCTTTTTTCTTTGGCATGATGTATGTATCCTTTCCGTTATACTATTATAGTTTTACCATTCATCTTGAACTTCCGTTCCTTCGGAGCTTTTTCTATCAACGTTTCATAACATGCTTCAATACAAGCCATGATTAATCTACTTGGTTTGATATGTAATTCTTTTCCGAGTTCCTTAAGCTCTTCGATTATGGGTTGCTGTTCGTCTGTCACATAGATGTGAAGTCCTGGGTTGTCACTCATACAATCACCTCCTTTAATGTTGTGTTGCGTAATATGTCATACTATGAATACGAATGTCAATTACTTTTTACATTGTGTATAAAGGAATAAAATTGTCATCCATCTTACATGTATCTTTGTTTAAATGTTGTGCAATACCAGTGACATCATGCCAAAAATCAAACTCATCAGCTTTTAGTAACTCCTTTAACCTCAATGGTTTATCAAGGTGTGTTGCACTAACATTCATTGTGACATCAACCACATCAATCTCAGGATATTTTGCTGATACCCTCGTTGCGATCTGTTCAATGATACTTGATTCTTCTTTTGTTATGTCTGCCCATCTTATTAATGTCATTGTGTGTTCTCCTTTTATTATACCATCTCCCTTAGTGATGCGAGCGTTAAGCTCACGGATTTCTTTTGGCTTATCATGTGGTACACTGTCTCATCGACACTCCCCTTCACTACGATGTCAATCACATGTGTATCCTCGAACTCACTTGTTATTCTGTTTGTACGTCCAACAGCCTGTGCATACCGAGCATAAGAGAAGGGACGTGAGTAGAACACAGCGATGTTAGCACCTACCAGTTGGTTGAGTCCTCTGCATAGCGAGGTCCGAATGAGAAGTACCTTTGTGTCATCGTCATCTCTGAACTTCGCCAACCTATCACCACACTTAGGGCTGTCCACCACCGAGAACTTAATGCCACGACCCGTGAGATAATCTGATATAAGTTTAGTCTCTGGTATATAGGTATGCCAAACAACAATCTTTGAATCGGGGTTATCCTCAATGGCTTGACGCAAGACACGGAGCTTGCCAGTGGGTACGGATTTCCACTCCTCTTCCATTCTAAATACTCCTCCTGCGATCTGTACTCTCTTGATAAAACATACAGCTGCAAAGTCCGTTCTAATGACTGACCCTTCAAGAGTAGCTTCAAATTCGATTTGTAATTCATGGTCTATCCTCCTCTGTTCTTTGTTCATTTCAACTTCAACCTTATGATAGATACGATTAGGCATATCAATCGAACCATCATCTTCCAACCAGTAACTTATATCTTTGATGTCACGTTGTACATGAGTGAAGGCTGAACGTTTAGGTATCCAACCATATCCCTGTTCATGTGGCATCATATACTTTTGTCTAAACTTAGTTAATGTATCAGGGAATTTCTCTTTTCCTCCGATCAATGTCATCTGACCATACACATCTTCCAACCTCTCAGTCATCATCTTACCATTGAGTAATAGCTTATGTGGTATGCTTCGACATACTAAACGCATACCCTTATGCTTGGCAGTACGTTGATCTTTGATCTCACTACTCTCATCCATAATGACGATGTCCCATTGCACATACCAATCAAGTGCATGTCTAGCTATGATGTCATAGTTTACAAGTACACATAATGATTTATCTGGATGAAGGGGGAGTAATCTTAACTCCTCGTTGCTTGGTCTAATGACTACATCGTAGTCAGTGTGTTCAAAGATTTGTTCCGGCCATGTGTTAAGGATGTTATTCTTGTCTGCTACTATCAGGATTCTCTTTGCTTTGATGTGCTCCACATAAGCAAGAGCTGATAGAGATTTTCCTGACCCTAAGAACGTGAACAGACCACAAGGGTTATGCTTCTTGAGATAGTCTAGCATTTTCTTTTGGTGTGGTAGTAATTGTGTGAATATCATGTGACTGTTTCCTTTTGGTTGGTCTTAACATTTACAAGTGCAATAGTTACCAGGTCCACCATCACAAACGGGACAAGTCCAGTTAAGATTACGCCCACTCTCAATGTTCATGACATTACCTACTTCAAAGATTTGGTCATGAAAATCTATCACTGCTGTCTCGGCTTGTACTTGTTTGTCGTAATCAAAAACCATAAAACCTGTACCTTGGAACTTTACTATTACTAAATATTCTTTCATTGACTGTCTTCTTTCTGTGTTTTCTCCAAGCCTTGTAACTCCACTTGGATTTGATTCCTTTTTGATATAGTTTCTTAACCCATTTGAATTGTCCTTCGTCAGTCATGACATCACGCATTATCATGTTGGCTTGTCTCCACTTACATGGTGTTCCATCATCGAACTTACCCTTAGCAAACAGCCAGTCATGAAACAACCATGACCATCCTATGTTAGGTGACCACGTTGAGCCATCACACTTGAACCCTATTGGTACAGTAATCCATTTACCATACCGCTTAGAGTAGAAGGAGTGGATACGATTAGTCTTGAACACCTTAGATTCAAAAGGCCAGACTGCGAAATGGTACAACAGTTTAATTGCATTCATATATTGATGTTAGCAATCTGACCTAACCAAAGTCAATTCTAATCCTTATTGTTTCCACCTCCTGTACGGCATATGATAATAGTAACTATCACCATGACCGTTATAAAATATAAACCACCAACAATTAAATCCTGACCTCCCTGCATGATGTCAGCTATCATATCCCGATTACCCCCCATGCTTCTTTTATTATTTGCTTCTCATTATCAGAAGCAGAATGCCAGTAATCAATCTTTGTCTTGACGTACAATGTCAATCCTATAAGAATGAAGTCTTGTATCGGACTATTATATCTAACTGCTTGCATTTTCATCCTCCTCTATATACCCACATGAAGGGCATTCAATCATATCTTCATCTGACAGTATGTTTTCAGTGTAGCCACACTTAGGACATGTATATTTCTTTGTCTCTCTCATAATCTACCCTTCACTATTATGTTTATTAACTTCACGTTCCAAACAGCAAGGACATATCCCATGAGATACTATCTTAGGTGTACGCTTGCCTTTGGTTGAACCCATTAGTTTATTACACCATGCACATATTTTAGTCATGTTAATCTCCTGTTCAATATTTACGTGTGACTGTAGGACATATCTTTTTCAGTGCAGTAAAAATATGATCATCATTTGCATACTTGTATATTTCAC